TAAACCGGTCAAGGCCTTGCTGCTGTTGTATTCGCTGGAGCACAGGATTAACTGAGGCAGAGAATCTAGATAAGGTGTCTTCTCTATTAGGCTCAAACAAGAGAGACTCACCAATTCTTCGAACTCTCCTTCTAACGTCAATAAGCAACCTTCGAACATTCACACGATCTAGGGCACTCTGTGCTGCCTGGAGCGTTTTCTGGCCAAATACAACCACACCAGGGGTGTGTGCAAAGGCTGTCAATGGATTTATGTCAGCTTCATAAAGAGCATCTAAATTATTTCTATTGAGCTTTACTTGAGATTCGATCACGGTACTCAAAGCGCCACGTGTGAATCCCGCCGGGGCGAACCAGGGATGCGCGACGGCATCATTCAAGGAAAACGCTCCAAGAACTGCAATCGAGGGAGGACACTGAATATTCGTATTAGTTTTTGGGTCTGTTATAATAACATCAGGAAAATAAGCTGCAGCAAATGAACTGTCAAGATTTCTTCCCTCAAAAGAATTGACTGTGTTTGTAACGTGTACAGAAGCTGAAGATCCTGTCACAACTGTATTCAGCGCATCTCTCTCTTCAATGTCCATGATAAACAGCGCGTCGAATCTCTCTTCAACCGCTTCTATAGCATAGTCAGTAACTGTACTATGCCTCAACCCTGGAATTGTCAGTAACTGTATATTAGCATCAGATCTTTCTTTAAGGACATCAATCGCCTTACGATAAGCAGAGATTGTTGGACCCTTTACACCACCCTGGTTCGTCGCATCATCGTACTCCCGTTTTGCAGCAGCATTGATAAGCTTAGTCTTGTCCTCATCAAATACGTTGACACCATCAAAACCCCCCTGCAAAAAGAAGGAGAATTTCAAAAACTTCTTGGAGGGAAGATGATTAAAATCCTTTGATGCGTCTAAAAATCTTGTAATATCTTGTTCATATGTTGTGGATCCATCCACATCTGTCAAAGTAGAAGATAGCTTACCATCTCGTCGATAAACTGCAGAACCCCATCTGTCTGTTATGGGTTTATCTGTCGAGCCGGTGGATACTTGAATTCTCTCTAACGTGAACAAATTATTGTTGAATCTATCAGCATCTATGACGCCATTCGCTGCAGTATCTGCTGCAGAGGTATTATCTCCCGCCATCATGACCTGGGCTGACAAATCAGTATCGAAAGGAAAAAACTTAGTGAAAGATGCGATAGAAGCATCTACTAGTTCATTCTTGTTAGGCTCGTTGAGGCTATCTTTCTTTTCAAATTGCACACCCCATGTAAGAGAAGACCTCACACGTTTCTTATCCGATGTGCCTATAGTAATATTTTCCCGGAATGGCACGGGCATCTGAGTCGCTCTCTGCAACTCGTCTGCTGTCAAGCCAGTATGCAGATCCCCAGACAATCCGTATTCAGCAATTGGCGCTGTGCCACTAGTCACCAGATGGTGATGTCCTCTGAATCCCACGGGAATTATCGTCTTATCAAGCACAGCGTTTTTGACATCTGTAGTTACTTCCACTCGAATATAAGACGATACATTTGAATGTACGCCGTCAATAACGATTTTTTGCGCGCCAATACTTTGATCAAAGTCATAGTAAACACGCTGATCACCTATCACCCTAGCGATAAATCTGTCAGATGATGGGTTTAGATCTAGGCTCCTGTATGATTCAAAAATAACAGGATTGTTATCATTATCATTGAAGTCTCGAACTAGAAGGTCAAATTTTCCATATGGATTGTTCGTATTATTAGAAGACTGAACATTCTCAATAGTTATCTTGAATAGACTGTTGGCATATGCACCATCATCCAGGGCGTGAATCTTGAATAAATTTTTGTTAGAATTACCCAGTTTTTGTGATATTATCCAAGGAGAAAAACCTGTCCTAAACCTGTCCTCGAAATTCTCGAAATTAGGAGCAGTTGAAGTTCCACTATTTCTATTCTGTGAACCCGTGACAAGAAAAGCCACCGGTTCACTCTCCCCTAGGGCGGTACCGTACGAGACATCATCTAGAATAATTCCTGATCCCGTAACAGCTGCATATGGACTATACACATCGTAATGTGTGTAAAGATAGTGTCCCACGTCCTCAATTCTTGTTGCGTCTTTGTTCAACATGTTTGAAAAGTAATTTGCTGCTTGCGGGTCAAATGAGGCAGTGATCACCGACGCCTGGACACTGGCATTAGCAAACCCGTTCATTATCATCACAAACTCTTGTTTAGAAGATGCGAGATTAACAGATCCTGTCATGGCACCAGCGTCTTTTCCTGACGCAAATGAGTTGTATGAGGTTGTAGAAACAGTATTTGACTGAGCGTTCATCGAACTAGATAGAGTTAACATCACCCCAGAAGGTGCCATTATCACGCCTCTGATGATAGGCGCAGCTTGATTTGGTGCATCAGTTCTTTGAATTCCAGCGTCAGAAAAAATTGTAGAGCCGGCGCTCTCCGACATAAAACAGCCCAAAAAATAAGTTCTGCCTGCTGTTGTTGGATCACCCGCGTCGTCCACAGCAGTTGCGTATGGATTAGATGCAACAGTACCGTTAGGCTGAACTTGCTTAGATCCCACAATGAATCCTGCATTTGTTACTGTTCCGTCTGTGTTTCTTTTCTTTCCGTTACCCACGCCCAAAACTTTGACATATGTACCAGCTCTAGCATTCCTCATCCACTCGTTCATGGCCAGTGGACCAAACTTTTCACCATCTGAGGAACCGAACTCCGCCACAAAATCTAGATATGTCGCGACTGTGATTGGGACAAAGGCACGTCCCTTAAGGGAAGTTCCTATGATGCCTGCAGGTATTCCCTGTGGTGATATTCTAGTGGGACCACTAAGGTCAATCTCTCTAGTGCTTACCCCTGGACTCTTGAATGTTAGTTCACCCATTATATCTTGCTCCTGATCTACACATCTTAAATATCATTCCCAATCAATTTCTATATCTCAGTTCCAGCATTGGTGACAACAAAATCCAGGGAAATGAATTCCACAGCTCTGGTGGGCTGAAGTATTATTTTTCCTCTAATAGTATTGTTTTCAATGTCATGCTGTGTGGTGGTCGTAGTATCAATTTGTACTTTGAATCTGTCCAACCCCTGCTGTTGCTGAATTCTTTGTAAGACAGGACCCACAGCTCCGGAAAATCTTGCCAAAGTATCGGGCCGATTGGGCTCAAATAGAACCTTCTCACCGATTTTCTTCACTTTTCGTCGAATATCAATAAGAAGTCTTCGAACATTGACTCGATCGAGCGCGCTTGAGGCTGCTTTGAGTGTTTTCTGGCCAAATACAACCACACCAGGGGTGTGCCCAAACTCGTTCAAAGGATTGATATCAGCATCGTATAATGCATCCATATTCGTTCTAGAAAGCTTTACCTTTGTCTCTTGAACAGATTTCAAAGCCCCTCTAGAAAATCCTGCCGGAGCATACCATGGATGTGCCACTGAGTCGTTCAAAGAAAACGCTCCCAAAACTGCGACTGAGGGTGGACAATCGACATTTGTTGCTGTCTTTGGATCTGTCATAATAACATTTGGAAAGTAAGCTGCAGCAAAGCTAGAATCTAGATTTCGTCCCTCAAAAGAGTTGACTGTGTTCCTTACATGAACGATAGCTCCGGATCCTGTAATCACTGTGTTTATTTCATCACGTGTCTCAATATCCATGATGTACAGTGCATCGAATCTCTCTTCTGTTGCCTGAATCGCATAATCAGTAACTGACTTGTGTCTAATTCCTGGGATCGCCAACAACTGTACATCAGTATTTGTTTTCTCTTTGAGAATATCAATTGCCTTTCTGTATGTGTTGATTGTAGCCCCAGATGTCACGCCACCCTGATTCGTCGAATCATCAAATTCTCTCTTGACTGCTGCATTTGTGAGTTTAGCTCTGTCCTCATTGTATACATTAACACCATCGAACCCACCATGGAGATGAAGTGAAAACTTTAAGAATTCTCTAGAGGGCTGATGATTAAAATCTTTACCTACATCAAGAAATCGAGTGTCTGCAGCTGAATGAGTAGCACCGGCCAACGAGGTTAAAGTACTCTTCTTGCCATTTCTTCTGTAAGCAGCTGCTCCCCACTCTTGAAAAACAGGCTTATCAGTAGAACCGGTAACGACCTGTACTCTCTCTAGAGTGAATAGATTATTGTTAAACCTATCAGCGTCTAGGACAGTGCCATCTAAGTCCTCTGCACCATCATTATCACCCACTACAACGTTTCGCCAAGAATCCTGGAAACGTGGGAAATACTTTGTGAACGAGACCATGTCAGATCTAACCAGTTCATTTTTATTTGGCTCATTTGCGTCATCTTTGACTTCAAACTGCACACCCCACGTCAATGAAGAATTAACTCTTTTCTTGTCACCCTTACTAACTGTGATATTATCTCGGAAGGGCGTTGGAATCTGAACTGCTCTTTGAATATCATCCAAGCTGATCCCGGAATTACCCGATTCCTGTGTTGATAGGCCATCGAGAATTTCTGAGCCACTCGTTACCAAGTGCCAGTGTCCGCGGAAACCTACAGGAACTGCTCCAGCATCTATCTCCTTTCGTAACACCGCATTGTCTACTTCTACACGAATATAGCTTGACTTGTTGGGATGGGATCCATCAACAACTATCTTTTGTGCCTCTGGACTCTGATCAAAGTCAAAGTATATGTTTTGATTTCCAATAACTCTAGAAATGTATCTGTCAGATTTAGGATCTAAAGAAAGCTTCCGGAATGTCTCAAGCACAACAGGATTATTATCGTTGTCATTGAAGCCTCTGACTAGAAGGTCAAACGATCCATGTAGATCGTTTGCGTTATTCGAAGTCTGTATATTCTCAATCGTTATTTTGAACAAGCTGTTAGCATACGTACCATCATCGAGAGCATATATTCTAAATAGATTTCTATTTTTTGGACCAAACTTCTGTGAAACAATCCAAGGTGTGAAGGGTGCTCGATACCTGTCCTCAAAATTCTCAAAATTTGGTTTTCCAGACGATGTGG